CTGTTACTTGATGCATTAGTGTCTAGTCTTTCAGTTCTTATAAAGTTAAATCCCATGAAAGTATCTATATCACCTTGCACCAATGCTTTAACAGAGTTAAAGTCTGCAGATGTAATTTGAGTAATTGCTAACAAGTCTGATAGCTGTTTTGATGTAACAACACAGAACCTAGGTTCTTCTGGGTCTACACTGTTAGCATCTAAAATTTCTTTGGCTTCGATAAGTTTTGTAACTGATAAACCTGCAGAGCCGTGAACAATTTTTTGTCCAGATGGTAAAGCTACAGTTGAACCACCAGCAACACCACCAAAGGCATTACCAGAAGCTGCATCAATAATTGCATCATCCATTGCTCTTCCCATTGCCCAAGCACCAGCTTGTGCATACTCTGATTCAGGACTTATAAGCATCCTTACTTTATCTTCGTTGTCGATTAAATCTGCCCAGTCATAATCTTCCATAGTTACCCTTCTTCTTGAATGAGGAGTGTCAACTCTTGGAGTGTCAGAATGACGGGATGTTCTTTTTAATGCTGCAGTTGTACCGATTCTTTCGAAGTAATGGGCTTTACCATTTACTGTTTCAGTTTTTACAGCATCTCTTAATCTCGAACCTTTTTGTTGTGCCAAATGAAAAACATTGCTTTTATATTGTTCTATAAAAGCTGTAGTTATTTGTACTGACATAATTCAGTCCTCCATAAAATAAATTTTAGTCTCTCGGTTTTTATCCAAAAAGGGAAACCTATGGTTTATAGCCACACACGGCTACCATATCGTTATCCTACTGGGCGAACTGGTACGAAAATTATATCACAAAAAATCAGCTTGTGCCAAATGCTTTTTCGTGTAGTTGTCGCATTTTTTCTACAGCATCTTTATGTTCTCTATGTCTGCCATCAAAATATGGATGCTTTGGATTATTCATAATATTAGCAATCTCTTGTTTTGCATCTAATGGAGAAACAGATAATGTGTTGTTCTGTGTATTTTGTGCCATATCTTCTGTAACTTCTTTTCCTAATCTAGCAAACATCTTAATTAATGCTGGATTGTTTCCTAACTCGCCATTTAACAATTCTTGTACTTCAGCATCTCCATAAACTTGTACGGCTCTTTGTGCTGCTTTTACATTTTTGTCGTAGTCATAACCCCATTCTTGTTTAAGGTTTTGTTCTATCTCTTCTCTTTGCGAGTTAAGCTGTGTATCTGCACCTTGCATCTCATGGTTTATTTCATTAATTTGAAAATCCATAAGTGCTTGTACTTGTTCGTTATTAAGACCTATTTTATGAGCTACACTTCTAAACTCATTCATTGATTCTTCTCTAAAGAATTGTTGATAATCCTCTGGAACTGCAACTTCATATTTGCCTGGTTCTTCAGGTCTACCTAATTTACTATAGAGTTCAGTCTTTTCCTCTTCAGTTTTAGGTATAGGTATTCTACTACCTATCATTTTTTGTTGATGTACTACAGTTTTTGCTAATGATTCTACATCCTTGTAATTCTGTAGAGTAGGGTCATTCTTCAATTCCTCAGGTAAACTATCCCTCCAGTTTTGATTTTCACCTACTGAACCAGACCCTAGAACAGATTCTGAATTTTGTTCTGTTTGTGGGCTATCTGTTGGTTCGGTGGTCATTGTTTCGTCAGCCATTATTATTATCCTCCTTTAAAAGATTAAGTATTCTGACAACTACTGCTCGTTGTCCTTCATTGTAAGCAGTAGCATAGGGGTCTCTTGAAAATGAAATCCTGTGATAGTAGGCTTCCATTAAATCTTGTAAAACTCTTTCTCCTTCTTTAGAAGTAAAAGTTTGTTTATAGTCTCCTGCTAATAGTTTTAAATCTTTTTCAGCTGTGTCATTAAAGACATCAGCATCTAAGTCATCATTTCCATAAGTTGGTTTCATTATTGTATTTCTTCCTCTTCAGCTATCTGAACAGCTTGTTCGGTAAGCTCTCTTGTTTCAGGTTTTGCAAACTCTGTTGCTGTCTTAGCTTGTTTTGCTGCTACATCTGCTTGATGTTGTTCAACCATCATCTGTTGTTGCATCATTTGTTGCAGGGCTGCAGCTTCTCTTTCTGCTTCTACTTCATCTTCACCTTTCAATACAGTTTTAGGTACACCAAGCAACTCTGCTCTAAGCCTTATTGCTTTATCATGATTAATAATTTGTAGTATATTAGGGTCTATTTGTGCTACTTGCATAGCTAATTGATACAATCTTTCTACTGCTACTGCTTCTTCCATTCTTTGTGAACGAGCTAATGGTCCAACATATTCAACATCAATACTCTCACCAATAACAATTTCTGGTGCATCAATAAAACCATCTGCTCTATACATTATTCCAAATACTCTTTCGATAAGAGGATTTAAAAACTCTGACTGAAATCTACCAAGTGTAGGACCTAATAGTCTTTGCATAAGTTCGTATCTTACTTGTACTTCTGTAGCTGTCATTTGTGGTCCTTCTTGTAATTGTAGTTGGTCAGAATAATATGCTTGTCTTATTGCTTGTCTTAATTGATTTTCTTTCATATCTGTTAATGCAAAGTTTGCACCAGATTGAAATGGTTGAACTGCTGCATCATTTCTAACAACTGTAATACCACCTGGTGTCATTCTTACTCTGCCTATAACACCATCATCTTGTACTAATAGTGGTGGGTCAATAGCTTTTGACCAAGCTCTAAGTCCTATTTCTACAGCTTTGTTTAGAGTTTTTATATCTGGTAGTGCATTGTAAGATGGAGAACGACCAAAGATTTCTCCTGTAGCTTTTGACCATCTAGGTACAAGATACGGGAACTCTTTATATCCACCAGCTCTAACAACCATTTTATCTTCTTCACATACATGACAAGAATGAAATGGTAGTTTTGTTTCAGCTTTACCCATGCTTCTTTCATAATCTTCTAATGGTTCAACAGCATGAATAAAGTTAAACATTTTATCTGGTTTGTCTTTTACAGCTTCTGTTATTTTTTGTCCAACATTATCTATACCAAACTCTTGCACAGCTTGTCTTGCAGTAAGTTTATATTTTCTATATAAAGTATCTACATACCCTTTTGTATTTTCTTGTATGTAAAACTCTGCTATGTGTAAAGTAGAAAAATGTATACCACCTTCAAGAAAACCTTTTTTATCTTCTTCTACAAACAATGCTCCTGTGCCTATTGTTACTAAATCTAAATATAGTTCGTGTACTTCTGTGTTGAAATTGCTTTGATTAAAGACATCATACATTTTATTTGCAGAATCTTCTAACCAAAGTTGTACTTCTCTGTTCTCATTAAACTGTTTGTTTCTAATATTTATGTGAAACCATTGTAAAGATGGTGAAGTTAGTGTACCTTGCAAACTAGCAGCAAGTAAATTACTAGCAGTAATTGCTGTAGAATCAAAAAGAACCTCTGCTCTCTTCTCTCCTCTAGTTCTTTTGGTAACAATATCTGCTTTACGAGGCATAACATAGTCTAATATTTCTTGCCAATGGTCTTCCCATGTGCCTCTAACTCCTTGCATAGAGTTTAATCTTTTCTTTATATAATCAAATTTATCCATCAATATCTATTTCCTGAACCTAAGAAGGATTTTGCAACATTTGCATCTTCTGTAACACCTTGTGGGCTAGATTGTATTAAGAAACTACGACCTTGCCTTGCTACTTTAAGACTTCTTTCTTGTTCTTGTTGTAGTTTTTCTTGTTCTGCTATTTCCATATCTGCCAAACGAGTGTCAGGTTTTGGTGGTTTTGGAACACTAGGCTTCATACCCATTTGCAATTCTCCTTTAGCAAACCATACACAGCACAGTCTACATATTTATTTTCTATCTGCATCATTCGTTTTAGAACTCCCTCTTTCTCAAATCCAAGACCTTCTATCAACTTCTTTATTCTATCATAATTATTATCACAAGTCGCTGTTGCTCTTGAACAATTTGCTTGATTGAATATATAATCAAACATTAATCTAATAACTCTTCTATTACAAGCTCTTGGAGTATCAAGTGCTGTATGAACAAAAATATTATTACCATCATAATCTGAAAACAATATAACACCTAATATTTCATCATCTTCTATAATTCCTAGAAAAGAATACTTATCGTCATTAGAATGAATATGAGCTTTTGGCTTTATCCACTCAAAACATTTTGTTCTCCATTTATCATCACTTGTAACTTGTATCATCATGCACCTAAAATAGATTTTCGTGTCCTTGCTTTTTCTTCTATTCCTGCTGTTCCTGTTGCTAATAATGGATTTGCTGCAGCTGCACTAAATGGTGAAGTAGCAGCTGGTGCTTTTTGTCCTAATGTAGTTTTTTTTTGTGTAGTTGCAGCTTGTAGTTTTTTTGCATCAGGTACTTTTACATCTTTTGTAACAGCTTGTACTGCACTTCTAACCCCAGCTTTTACTGCACTTATAGTTTTTGAAATTGTTTTTGTTATTGGAGATGTAACTGCTCTTGCTCTACCCATTATTTTTTCTTCCTTCCTTTTAATAAATCTGCATCTGCTTTCCTAGCTCCACCTTTGCCTGTTACAAAACTTTTAACTCTACCCATAGCCCAAGCATGAGCAGATGTCTTTGGTCTTGAACCTGAACTATAGTAAGCACCAAGACCTCTTTTATACACAGCATCTAATTTAGACTTTGAAAACCTAGAAGAACCAGATATTCCTGAATACTTTCCTGTTTTCTTTTTTACTGCCATTATCCTCTACTCCTTTGCTTACTAATCTTATCCATCATAGCAGGAGTTAGCTTTCCTGCTTTGTAGAGTTTACGAGTTCTTTTTATTTCAGCTTCTCGCTTCTTTGGGTTCTTTGCACCAGCTACATATTTTTTTGGTACACCACCCTTTGTCTTAGCAACCTTCTTAAATTTTCTTGCCATTACTTTTTCTTCTTAGACATTGCAATCTTTTTCTTCAAAGCTGGTGGTAATGTCTTTTGTTTCTTAGTAAGTCCACCATTCTTTTTCTTTGGTCTACCTGCTTTGCTTCCGTATGTTCCTTTACCCATTGGCATAATGTATTCCTCCTACTTTTTCTTCTTGTGTCTTTTTGCAAAATTTCTTGCAGCTTCTTTACTTCCAAATCCCCATGCCTTTAATGCAAGTTTAAGTCTTGTTGGCCTTCCCTTTTTATCTTTTAATGCTCCAGCCATTGCACCAAACCTTGCAGCAAAAGAAACTCTTCTAGGATTTGTACCAGACTTTACAGGTGCTTTTAAATTAGCTCCTTCTTTTTTTTTAAAGAATCTACGACCTGCTGCTGTTAATCCACCCTTTGGGTTTTTGTGTTCTTTCCTCATGCAAAAATACTAAACTCCGAATCAGCTTGTATATAGGTAGGTTCGTAATTCTTGACCCTTGCTTTTCTTAATGACATAACACAGTATCTCATAGCTGATATTACATCATCATTTATAGGAACAATCTTACCATCTTTCCTATGATACATTCTTAATTCTTGTAAAAGTTTATCTTGATTTTTAAATATTTTCAATCGTTTCGTTTGCATCCTCGTCAGCATCTCCATAATTCCAGCTTCAACCGAATTTCCACCCGTGCCATCCTTCATTCCTTGCTGTGGCGGATTGGTGAACCAGTCGTGGCACATATTGACACCTTCTTTTTTATATTGTTCCGTCAAATTTTTCCCCGAACCCTTGTCCGCCTGTCTGCCGTCTTGAGGCCAAATGACGGGAATCCATTTTCCCCTTGCGTTAATGGCCG